TAGTTGTTGACATATCTGCTTTACAATTCTGGCAGAAAAATCATCTTCAACAAAAAAAGATAAAGGTTTTTCTAGAACACCTGTCAAAGATTGCATTGCATCATGCGTAACCTGCTGTATACAAAGGGTTTGCACGTCAGTCTTATATATATAGCGTATGTTGATTTTGTGTGACTGCTTTAATACACCCTCTCGATGTGTGGTAAATATAACTTGTAAATTTCTGTTCCGAGAGATATCAATAACTACCTCTAATAATCTTTGAAACGCATCTTCATGCAATAATAAATCAATTTCATCTATGAGTATTAGGGAATACTCTGGAGCTTCATATAAGACTTTAAGAATTTTTATTACTCGTTGTTCACCTGCCCCCATACTCACTTGTGAATAAGTAACACCATTTATACCTAAACCATACACAACTTCATTCCACTTTTGAATAGTGTGTTTGTAAATCTCAGTATAATTCCGATTAAAAATATAACCAGTTTTTGTTCTGATGTTGATGCTGTTGGCATCTGTTAATTGCGTAGTTGAATATTTAACTTGTTGTGAGCCAGTTCGACTCTTATTTTTAATATAGTTGATATATTCTAGTGTGGGCGTTGACGTATAAATCCCAATAAAAAACACACTACGATACGGTTTTGACTCTTGTCTTGGTGACCACCGAGAAGTCCTTTTTTCACTCACGGCATCTGTCACCCGTATGATCGCATTAGGATTGGTTCTATCAACGTACGAATAAGTTAAGTAAAATTTTGTGCCCGACCATAAAGCATGTGGATTAGGTTTGAAATACTCACTCATCTTATGTATTTCTGAAAAGTCATTACCATCAGGTCGAAAACTGCTGGCAAGAGCATGAAGCAAACTGGACTTCCCAACACAATTAGCCCCAAGTACAGCAGTTACCAAATGAGGAGTAAAATCTAAACCATTCAAGTTATCAATATTTTTTATTTTATCAACTTTTATTGATATCAAGTTTTGCTTTGTGTGCCTACCCATTATCTTTCCTTAATATTAATAATACAAATATTTAATTCATTTCGGCTGTGTGTAACTTGTGATGACTTACATTTAACTGCATAACAACTTCTGTGCATTTGTATAAATATACAAACCATATATTATACTAGCCCTCTTAGGTGGCATTTTTTAATATTACCACTACCAGTCCCTTTGCTATAACTTCATTTGTTAAACACTCAAACTCACCGTCATGACCAGTGATTCGAATTTTATTACCTGGGCGCTTGGAGACTGCATAAATATCTAAGGTGCCATCAATATCTAATAGCCACGATCCATTTGATAACTCATTAACCCCCATCTCAATCAACCAAGCTGATTTACCGCTTCGCACAAAGTTCAAGTTGTTAAGACTTACGCCATCGGGAACAAATGACTGATCAATATAGCAAAAACCATCATCATCAAGTTTTCCGGCTAAAAGTATTTTTTTACTAATCATCGGTATTCCTGAGACGGTGGTTTCCTCTTGAGGGGCTCTGCCCATTTCGCCGGTAGCCAACCATTCAAGTGAAGCACCGGTATCTAATGCGCAGGTAATCACTACGTCGCCAGGAAAATATTCTCTTCTTATCCAGGTGCTGATCGTTCCTGAAGAAATATTCAAATGCTCGCCAAGTTCTTTTTGCGTTTTGAAACCATAAGCTTCAATGATTCTGCTTAACACCGCCCGCCCCCCTGAGGAAAGCATTTTCTTCAACAGTATGTGCCCATAAGTTGAAGAGTCTCTTTTTGTGATTTTTAAGCCTTCATTTTTCGCAAATGCAAACTCACCGGTAACTAACCATTTTAAGTCAGCCCCTGTGTCCAATGCACATTTGATAATTGCATTGCCTGGAACACTCTTGCGTTGAACCCAGGCACTAACATTATTCGAAGGAACATCCAGACAGCTGGCTAAAGCTCGTTGAGAAGTAACCCCATAAGAGGAGGAAAGACGTTCAACGATATGCGCAGCACTGTCTTTAGTTTCAGGCATAGATCCACCAAGGTGAGCACGAAAGTGATTTACATGAGCACATTTGTGATCTAAAGTGAAAACACACCACATGTTACACAGTAGAACTCAAACTGCTTAAAAGGAGATTTTGCTTTATGTCTGAAAAGAATGCAATTCAAGTAGCCGTTGATAAGACTGCCGTTTCTAAGGAATTGTTAAACTCTGTAGTATCCCAGTTGCTACCGGCTTTAGAATCAGCCCTGTCTGCAACTATTGTGAACTCAATAAGTTTGCAACTGACCACACTAGCTAACTCCCCGACAATCTCTAAAAAAGATTTTGCTGCAATTAACGGCATCAGCTCCGCTGTCCTCGAAAAGTGGATCGCTAACGGCGTTGTCCTGCTTGCACCGACGCCTTCGACCACTATCACCCAGCAACGCAAAAACCGAAAAACAGGTCAAATGCAAACTGTTGTAATGGAACGTCATGGCAATGCCCTGATCAATCTTGAGGCCTGGCGTGAAAAAAACCGTCAGCAAGCCATCAAGTGCCGCTACATAAATCGTTGAGTCAGATTATTCAAACTAGCAGGGACTAACAATGTTTGATTATCGCGTTTCCAAACACGCTCACTTTGACGATGCATGTAAGGCATTTGTGAATCGTCATAACCTTACTGAACTTGCCGCGCTGATGGGGACTAAACCCCAAATCCTGCGCAATAAGTTCAACCCTGAACAACCTCATAAACTCACTTGTGAGGAAGTTCTTTTAATCACTGACCTGACGGAGGACGCGACCCTTCTCGATGGCATGTTGGCACAGATAAATTGCCTGCCGTCAGTACCGGTCAATGAAATTGCTACTTCTAATCTTTCAACCTACGCATTACAGGCAACCGCTGCCGTAGGTTCTATTGCAGCTGATGCAGTGAAAGGTGGTGCGGTTAGCTCTCAGCGTCGTATGTCCTTACTCGAAGGTGTTAATGCCGGTATTCGCCATCTGTCACTGATCGGTTTAGTTGTTCAAGGCCGAGTACAGGCATCCCCTGCCCTGGCATCTGCAGTTGGTGCTATTGCAAGCGTCACGACAAATGGGCTGATGTGAATATGGCTGTTTCTATTGCTCCATTTTTAAAACAGCAAAGTCCTTCTCGCCATTTCGGCCATGGTTGCATCGAATTGCCAGGTGGAAAGCGTTGGAACCCTTCAATGTCACAAGCCACTGCCCCACAGGCCGTGAGAAATTCAAAACCGCTTTTAAAGCGTCTGTTTAGTTGAGGTGATTATGTCTTTAGTGAATGAAGAACATATTCAAATAGGCAAGAAACATCTTTCTAGAATTAAAGAGATGTTTGAATTTAGAAAGAACGTAGCGCAGGAAACATTTGATACTCAGCCGCTGCATATGCGTAGAACAATCTGTTTTCATGCTGGCTTATCTCGTCGCCATCTTGAGATGAAGTTTGCTGAATTAACGCCGACGGAAAGGTATCAAGTAGTTGCGGCGCTAAATTCTTTGCTTGGTTTAACTGAATCCCTGCCGAAATTTATCAGTGATGATGATTGCAAGATAAATATTAAACACTAACCCGTATTCAAACTAATTGGCGTCAACTCGCCGGGCATTCGTTTGCCCAAAAACAGGAGTTCTGCATGAAAAATATGATTGATAACACTCGTCAGAATATTGTTGGTTTGCCAGTTATGGGCATTGATTTAGCTTCACCAGAACGCGATTACACATCAGTTCTTGATTTGTCGTTGATGCTCGACACTGCTCGTAATGAAGAACGCGCTAATAGAGCGGTGGTGTTTGCCGGTCGCCTTGAAGCGATTGCCAGTTTCATTCTCAAACGTGAAATGACAGGAATTGAAGCTGCTGAAGCACTCCGCATCGAAGCTAACCGAATTCAAAGTGAAGCGGAGGCGTAACTATGGCTGATGTAATTGACACCGCCCAGGAGCGCGCTGATCTCGTCCTTTCCGCCCAAATCCAAGCCGCCCGCGCAACTGTTGCAGGCGTTTCCGCAATGTTCTGCATCGAGTGTAATCGTCCGATACCGGAGCAACGCCGTGCAGCTCTGCCGGGGGTTGAGCTTTGTGTCTATTGCAAAGAACTCGCTGAAATGAACGCCAAGCACTACCGAGGTAATTGATGATGACTTTCTTGGTTGTTCTTACCGTACTGGCGTTTATCAATGCTCATTTTTTATTCGCCGATATAAAAGATAATCAGTAATGAGTCGGCATTTTCATGGCACTCCGGTCTGGGGCGGTGCAGGTAAGGTATTGAAAGTGGCTATCCGTGATAGCGGTGCTTTCGTCTCTTACGCACGTCCAGACCAGATAAAACAATGCTTTACCTATGCAAATTCTGTCGGCTTAGATTGTGGAGCTTTTAGTGCCTGGAAACGCGGCTTAGTTATTGACTGGACAAAGTACTATCAGTTTCTTTCTGCCTGGTATGGACATGACAAACTTAAGTTCTTTTGCATACCGGATGTTATCGAGGGCGGCGAAGAAGATAACGACCTTCTAATTAAACAACTTCCTACTGTATTTCGCGGAAAAGCCGCACCAGTCTGGCATTTGCATGAATCAATTGATCGTTTAAAACGGCTTGCTTCCGCCTGGGAGCGAGTCTGCCTGGGTTCATCCGGTCAATATGCGGCTATTCGGACGAAACATTGGCACATAAGGATGCATGAAGCATTCGTTGCTATTCGGGACGAAAATCCACGCATTCACGTCCACGGTCTGCGCATGTTAGATGGTCGTGTCTTTGGCAACTATCCGCTTACTACAGCTGACAGTACAAATCTGGCATGCAATGTGCCAAAAACCGAAGTGAAATATCCTGAGCTGACATCCCAGCTCCGCGCTATCGGCTGTACTGAGGAAGAAGTACTCGCGGGTCGCTGCGCAATCTTACGGAAAACCATCGAAATGGTGCAGCCGCCCACATTGGCGGAATATTTCGAACGTTATGAAGCAAAGCGTTCCCCCCAGATGTGTCTGGAGTTTTAAATGAAAACTCCTGTTCAAACGAACCGTTTTTCTCCTGAAATTATCGTGCCTAACGAGTGGGCGTTTCCCTGGAACAAACCACGCGAGGCCGTTTCTGGCCTGAAAAGACCGCTTACCCGTGACGAATACGATCAGGGGCAAGCTGTTTTAATCAGAGTAAAAAACCTCTCTACCGATCTTCGGGAAATCTTCACTAGTCGCCAGGCGTATCTGCTGAAAACACAGGGCATTCACGCCGCCAATAAATACCTGATTTATACCCTTGGTCGCAGCATCCTGCCTCGCGTCGAAGCGGTTAATGCCGCTCATGCGATGAATGTTAAAGCCTCCATGAAATTCATGTCTGAGGCAGACACTTATCACAACCTGCCGAGCATGAGCGATAAACCGCTGCGCCGATTCGCGCAGAACATTGCCGGACAACTCAAAGAAATCTATGAAGGCCGTTGTGATCAGCTGCTTGCTCAATACTACGGGGATAATTCGATTCTTTTTGAGAGTGATACCCAGTGTGAGCTGTACAGCGAAATCGTAGGTATGGCACAGGCTTTCAATGTCACCCCGATGTACTGGACAAGGTATTGCAAAGGTAAGCTGGATGCCGTTTCCGCTATCGCCTCCATGTCGCGCCTTGTTAATCCGGATTGGTGGTTACGCCAGCTGAAAGGCCAGCGCACCCGCTGGCGTGAATCTTTGCTGATCGCCATCGGCAAGGTGAACCGCGACGCTTCACCTTATGCCAGTAAGCAGGCTATCCGTGAAGTACGTGCGCGCCGTCTGTCGAATCTCGACTACCTGAAAAGCTGCG